AAAAAAAGTTATTGACAAATAAACCCGAAAAGATTATACTATACTTGTAAGTTGAAAAACCACTTAACAAGGAAGGAGATAGGGATATGAAGAGATACAAGGTAAATAAATGGGTTAGAGGTTGGGGATGGATAATAATAGGAATAACACCAATCAAAGAACAAGCAGAGCAGGCGTGTAAGGCTGGAAGAAAGCTAGGATACACGATGAGATTCGTAGAAATCTGTGATGAATAGGAGGATAAGGAAATGGCAGGAGCAAGAAAATATTTTGTAAAAATGGATTGGATATTTCAGCTTGAGAGCATGCACGACAGACTTTGGTGTATCATATACGATGCCGAGGAAGGCAAGGTACAATTTCCTATAACAATCGCAGGAACAGAATGTAAGGATGAGGATGATATCCAGAACCTTATAGAAGAGTGTTCAGAGCTTGAGTGGACAGCTAAGAGTGGTAAGGTTACAGGAAAAGAGTATGGAAGAATCAAAGAAATAGCACAATGGAGAATTGGAGCAAGATATGTAGCCTGCCTTAATGCAGGAATGAGTGAGAGAGAAGCAGGAAGATGTTTTGAAGAAATGTAAGTAAATAATCCCTGTCGGTAGGAGGAAAGACCGTCAGAAAAGGAGATAAAAAATGGGAAACAGAGCAGTAATCACGACAAGAGAAAATTGGAGACATTGTGGCGTAGGTATTTACCTACATTGGAATGGAGGAAGAGATAGCGTAGAAGCATTCCTCAAGTATTGTGACCTCAAGGGATACAGAAGCCCAGACCAAGATAGTTATGGATGGGCAAGGCTGTGCCAAGTCATAGGAAACTTCTTTCAAGGCGGTTTATCTGTAGGAATTGATACATTGTGGCATCTTGACAGAGATAATGGCGATAATGGCGTGTACATCATTGAGAATTGGAAGATAGTTGATAGATACTATTTTGACGGACAGGAGCAGAATGGATATGACATCAATGAGATGATGATAGCAATTGATGAAGCGATGCCGAAAGAAGAACAGATTGGTGATTTCCTCAAGGCTAAAGAGGTAATGATTGATGAGCTGGCTGTCGGTGATGAAGTTGTCTGGATAGATTGGAATGGTTCGGTTAATATAAATACCATCTTGGGAATTGGAGAAAAAGATAAGAGAGTAAATGGATATGAAGTTGAGGGCATCCCTTACATGGATTATTACAATCGATTTGAAGGAGACCCAGCTAACAATTGCAACAATTATCTATTAAACAAATCATTCAGACTACATAAAAAATTAAAAGAATAGCAAAAAAAATTATTGAAAAGCAAAAATAAATTTGTTATAATAGAGTGGCAGGAAGGAGGTGAAAGTCTATGACCACTCAGCAGAAAATCAAGATGCTTATGATACAGGGCGGAAGTAATGGAACACAGCATGAGCTTGCAACTCTATTAGGGATTTCTGAGCCATCTGTTGTTAACAAGCTAAAAGGTAAGCAGGAGTTCAAACTGAGAGAGATAAGAATATTTGCAGAGGCGTATGGTCTTACAAATGACCAGATATGTGAAACATTTATACGGAGGTAAACATGGAAAGAAAAAAAGGCACAGGGCATAACCCTGCACCAAGAAATAAATCTACACAAGATGGTATTACCAGAATAAAGAGATTATGTCAAGGTTTAATCTTGATATCTGTAATAGGCTTCTTAATAGCGTATTATAAAGGCGCAGAAAATTGGATGTGTGTAATGGCAGGAATGTTAATGACAACCGCAGTTATTGAAACGGTGTTATATCCGATTGAAGAGGAGGACGATGATGAGATATAGATGTGCCAATTGTGGAGCGGAGCTTGAGGAAGATGAAGTCAAGACAATAGAAGACCCAAGAGGAGAGTTTTGGGGGATGCCTTGTAGTGAAACAATATATGTCTGTCCTGTATGTGGAACAGATGCTTTGGAAGAGGAGGATAAGGAAAATGAAGATTAGAGAGAAGTTGATGGCGATACAGACCGAGCTGAAAGCTCCAAAAGGTCAGTACAATAGTTACGGCAAGTATAATTATAGGAGCTGTGAGGATATCCTAGAAGCCGTTAAACCACTTCTTGCGAAGTATAAATGTACGCTCACTATACATGATGATATTGCTTTAGTGGGTGAGAGATATTACATTAAGGCTACAGCAAGCCTGCTGGATGCAGAGTCACCAGAGAGCATCGGAAACGTAGCATATGCAAGAGAGAGTCTTGATAAGAAGGGCATGGATGATTCACAGATAACAGGAACGGCTTCAAGTTACGCTAGAAAGTATTGCCTCAATGGATTATTCCTTATAGATGACACTAAGGATGCTGATACAGATGAATATAAAGAGCAATCAGAAAAGAAGGAAAAGTTGGCAACTCCAAAGCAGATTGAAATAATAAAGGATATCTGCAAGAGGCTTGACCCAAATGGAGAGTTTGACGAGGATGCAGTAAAGTCATGGACAATAACCGAGGCATCAGCTTTCATTAAGAAACATAAGGAGGCGTAATATGGATAATATAATTATTGTAGGAAATGAAAGCATTCTTGCTGATGGAATCTCTAAGAAGATTGCTGAATATGAGAAGGCTTTGAAGGAGCTTAAAGAAAAAGAAGATTTGATAAAGGAATCAATAAAGAGCGAAATGGAAGCAAAGGGTATTATCAAGATTGAAAATGATGATTTGTTAATCAACTATGTAGCTCCTACTGATAGAATCGCTTTTGATTCAGCAAGGTTTAAGAAGGAACATCCAGATATATATGATGAATACCTTAGGATAAGCCCTGTTAAAGCATCAATAAGGATTAAGGTGAAGTAAATGGATAATTATGAATGTTGGGAAATAAAGGGCAGGACACTTGAATATTTCGATGACATTCACCTATACCTTGTGGATGGCATTCCTGTACAATCTATCACTCAGTTGATTGGATATAAGTTTGCAGGGGAGTATGCAAACATAGATAAGGTTGTTCTAAAAAGAGCATCCGAAAAGGGAACAGCCGTCCACGAGGCAATAGAAAGATATTGTAAATATGGTGAAGAGTCAACCTTGCCGGAATTATCTGGATTTAAGACCTTAAAAAGATTATATGATTTTGAGGTATTAGAAAATGAGACACCTGTTATTCTTGAGGATAAAGATGGTGAAGTAATCGGAGCAGGCAGACTTGACCTTGTTTTAAAGATGGATGGTAAAGTCGGTGGAGGGGATATAAAGAGAACAGCATCCCTCAATAAAGAAAAGCTAGGTTATCAGCTGAATCTTTATAGAATCGCATACCGACAGAGCTATGGAATACAATGGGATTTTTTAAAGGGATTACACCTGCGATATGATGAAAAGCATGACGAGCTAAAAAGACAGATGGTAGATATCCCAATAAATGAAGAGTTGATGTGGGATTTCATAGAGGAGTTAAAGAATGAAGGGAAAATGGCATTGTAGCCCTTATTATGATTTTAAGTTAAAGAAATATCTTGTTACTCTGGAATTGGATTCAGCACCTATGAATTATGATACCACCAAAGATATGTTATTGTCTGTTGATATTAAAGAGTATAAGCAAAAAAGAAGCCTCAATGCGAATGCTTATTTTCATAAATTGGCTGGTGAGCTTGCGAAGGCTAGAAACCTTACAATGACGGAGGTTAAGAATCAGTTAATCAGCGATTATGGATATATTGATTTTGAGCTAGGAACTATAATTCTCAAGGATGATATCAATTGGATGAGGCTAGAAACGATTCATTTACAGCCTACCAGCGCAACAAGGGTTCTGGATGATGGAAAACTTTACCGAGTCTATTACATAATGCGAGGAAGCCATACATATGACACTAAGGAAATGAGCAAGCTGATAAATGGAACTGTCAGCGAGGCAAAAGAACAGGGCATTGAAACATTAGATGATATAGAGATAAGGAGGCTGGTAGACCAATGGAAAGCATCTTAAAATCGGAGGATGGTGTATGTTATAGTTGCAAAGCAATAGGATTTACAGAAGAACATCATATTTACTATGGGCATAAAAACAGAAAGATATCTGATAAAATGGGCTTTGTTGTTTATCTTTGCCCAGAATGTCACAGGGGAACATACGGCATTCATGGTTCAAAAGGAAAAGAGCGAAATCTGGCACTTAAAAGAGAATGTCAAGCGGTATTTGAGGAAACGCACAGCAGAGAAGAGTTCAGAAAGCTGATAGGAAGGAGTTACCTATGAATAGCAGAAATAAGGGCGCAAGCGGTGAAAGAGAGCTTGCAAAGGTTCTGAGGGAGTATGGATATGAAAGTAGAAGAGGACAACAGTATTCTGGGGCAAATGGTGATGCTGATGTTGTAGGTCTTGATGGAATCCATATTGAGTGCAAACGTGTAGAGAGGTTAAATATCGACTTAGCAATGGAACAGAGTATAAGAGATGCCAGAGAGGGTGAAATGCCTGTTGTGATGCATCGAAAAAACCGCAAGGGATGGTTGGTTACCATGACTCTTGATGATTTTATGAAAATGAAAGGAGAAGCAGATGGGAAAATCACAAACTGAGGATGTTTTAAGGTTCATGAAAGAAAATGGTTCTATATCCAGCATGGAAGCCTTTAGAGAGTTTGGAGCAACTAGGTTATCTGCAATAATATTTTCACTCAGAAAAAGAGGCTATGTAATTGAAACATCAATGTGGACTTGCCAGAACAGATATGGAAAGACAGTTGATTTTGCGAAATATGTTCTGGTGAGTGAACCGTAATACGGAGTTTAACAGAGCTTACAGCCCAAATAAGGCGTAATAAATAATCTAATTACCAATTTGCTATTAAAAGAAAAAAGGAGGCTTAAAATGGCTTTAAACAAGGTAATGTTAATGGGTAGATTAACCAGAGACCCAGACGTAAGGTACAGCAATAATAATAATGAGGCAGTTTGTATAGCAAGATATACGCTGGCGGTTGACCGGAGATACGTCAAGAATGGTGAGCAGGGTGCTGATTTTATCAATTGTGTGGCATTCGGTAAGGCTGGAGAGTTTGTTGAAAAATATCTCCATCAAGGAACTAAGATGGTAATTGTGGGAAGATTGCAAACAGGTTCATATACTAACAAAGATGGACAGAAGATTTACACCACAGATGTAATAATTGAGGAGCAGAGCTTTGCAGAAAGTAAGAAGTCTGAGGGTACAGA